GCACCAGGTAGCGCGAAAGCACGGGGCGATCTGCGTGCAAACCGATCTCTTCAAAAAGAACGGCCGCGCCTTCAATAAGGGCGCCGCCATAAATGCCGGCTTGAGCCGATTTCAGTATCATGGCTGGCGGCTGCACCTCGATGCCGACATCGCTCTTCCGGACAACTTTCGTCGCGTGCTCCTCAATCACACACACCTCGATCCCGCGTGCATCTACGGCGCGGACCGCTGCGACGTGATTGGCGCGGCCGAGCTTCGCGCGATCCGTGCGCGTGACCCACAGCACGCCAACAGCACTTTCGTATCGCCGCAGCACCATCGCCCGCTATCGCCGCGCTACGTGGACCCATTGCGCGGTTACGTGCCGATTGGATTCTTCCAGCTCTGGCACGCGCGGGCGCAGAAGCCGTATCCGTATTCGCTCGGCACGGCCGCGCACGACGATGTGATGTTTGCCGAGCAATGGGCCGCTGAGCATCGTCGGCATTTGCCAACGGTCATCTGTCACCATCTCTGCGCACGCGCACCGAAGCTCGGCGAAAATTGGGATGGTCGCCGCCGGCAACCGCGCCTGGATCAACTGCCGCTTCCCGGCATCGGCACGCACTGACGCAGCCTAGCCGCCTTGACACGCGCCGGCTGGCATGGCTGCTCCTGACTATTCCGTTGGCTTCACCCGCGCAGAGGTGGAGGAAATTCTTGCTACGCAGAAAGCGGAGCTGAAGCGCACGCTCGCGGCGTGGTCGGATTCGGGATCGGCTGTCACGAAACGTCGCGTCGACGAGATTCACGCGATCATCGAGGCGTGCCAGCGGGCACTCAAGAAACTCGCACCTGAAGTTTATGGACGGCCCGTTCGGGTCGCGACCAGCGAGGTCACCGGTTTTCTCTCGAAATGAATCCGCTGCTCAAATTCGCGCGGTCGATTCTGCCGCGCGCCTGGTTCAGTCCCTACGAGTCCGCGAACTACTCGCCGCGCCGCGCCCGTGTGCCCGGCGCTTTTCCACGCGATGCGAAACTCGATCTTACGCCGGGGCCACGTCGCGAGCTGGTGCGGCGATCGCGCTACCTCCACAAGAACTCCGGATTCGTCCGCGAGCTGGTCGGCAACATGGCGATCTATGCGACCGGCGACGGGATCAAGCCGCAGGCGCTCTCAGGGAACATCGACTGGAACAAGGCCGCCGAGGAATACTTCGCCCGCTGGGCGGTGCGTTGTGAAATCACCCAGCGGTTCTGCTTCGCCGAATGTCAGTCGCTCGTCTGCCGGGGCATGGATGTGGACGGCGAATACTTTGTCCACAAGACCCGCGACGCGCTCGGGATCGCAAAACTCCAGCTCATCGAATCCCACCGCATAGGTGATGCCGACCAGGGCGACACCGAGGACGGCATTGGCTTCGATGCCTACGGTGCGCCGTCCTTCTATCGCGTGCTGCTTGATGGCGGCGGTTTTAAGGACATCCCCGCGCCCTACATGCTCCACGTCTTCGAGCCGGAGAATGTCACCGGCGTGCGGCAGGCGCCAACGCTTCAGCACTCGATCAATCACATCCTCGATGAACTTGAGCTGATCGCTCTGGAAAAGCATGCGGTGAAGGACAACGCCGACGTCTCACGCGTCCTCAAGACCGAGCGCGGCGACCTCGACGAGGATGGCGACTTTTCGATTCGCAACCAGGGTGGCAACGCGAACGAAGCGAGCGAGCCGAGCACATTGCAGAAGATCGTCGGTGGCAAACTCGTCGCGCTGAAGCCGGGCGAATCGCTCGACAGTTTTCAGCCCAACCGGCCGAGCCCGACGTTCACGGGATTTCTGGAACATCTGCGCCGGGATTCGGCGCTCGGCCACATCCCGTTCGAGTTTGCCGCGGACTCGAGTAAGGTCGGCGGCGCCGGCGTGCGCCTCGTGGTTGCCAAAGCAGACCGGCGTTTCAGCTATCGCCAGCTCATCCTCATCGAGCGGTTCCTCAAGCCGGTTTGGTTTTTCGTCATCGGTGACGCCATCGCGACGAAACGACTGCCGGAAGTGCCGAACTGGACGAAGGTCGCGTTCACCACGCCGCGGCGCATCACCGTCGATGCCGGGCGCGAAGCGCAGCAGAACCGCGCCGACGTGGAAACCGGCCTGAAGACTCTGACCGAGCACTTCGCGGAACAAGGCATGGACTTCGCCGAGGAAATGGAAGTCCGCGCGCGCAACGCGCGGGCGCTCCTTGATCTCGCGGAAAAATACAACGTGCCGCTGGAGATGCTTTGGAAGCCGAGTGGTGGAACGGCCGCAACCCCTGTGGTTGGCGAGCTGGATGATCCGCTGACCACGGGGGACGTTCGGCAGCCGGACTAGCGGAAACCCCACGTTCATTGCGCAATGAACGTGGGTGGTTTTGACAGCCGCGGTCGGGTGTGACCCAGCTTCTTCACGCCCTCTATCATCAGCCGTGGCTGATTACGCCCGAGGCTCATGCTGCCATGCGGCGCGCGGCAGCCGCGTGCGCTCTTTTCCCGGAGCCACCGGACGAGCCGGATTCAGACCTTCTGCAGATCGAGGACGGCATCGGCATCATCCCGATTTCCGGCGTACTGATGAAACGCCCGGACCTCTTTTCTCGTGTGCTGCTCGGCGCGACGGACATGGATGAAATCACCGAAGCAAACGGTCGCTCCGACGTGAAGGCGGTGTTCCTCGATATCGACTCGCCTGGCGGCACCGTGAATGGCACGCCCGAGCTCGGTGCGGCTGTGGCGGCGCTGTCGAAGGCGAAATACGTGTATGCGTTCACCGATGGGCAGATGTGCAGCGCGGCCTACTGGATTGCATCGCAGGCGGACGTAATCTACGCGACGCCGAGCGCGCGCGTCGGCTCGATTGGCGTGCTGCTGCCGATGCTCGATGAGAGTGAGGCTTTCAAGCAGGAGGGGCTGAAGATGGAGGTGTTCGCCGCCGGCAAATACAAGAGCGTAGGCGTGCCCGGTGTTTCGCTCACCGACGACCAGCGCACCTGGCTCCAATCGTCGATCGACGAAATCAACGCGGACTTCCAAGCCGCCGTGCTCGCGCGGGGCCGCGCCATCGCTCCGGGTTCGATGGAAGGCCAGGATTTCTCCGGGCAGAAAGCATTCGCGAACGCGCTCACGTCCGGCGTCATGCCCGACCGCGCGACGGTGCTCAGCAAGATGCGCGGCCGGCACGCGAGTTGACAACCAAACGGAGGCACCAATGAAAACTCTCGACGAGCAACTCGAAGAAGCCCTGGCGCGGGTCAAGCAACTCGAAGCGGATGCACAGGCCGGCAGCATGCTGCTGACCGAGGCGAGCAAGCAGAGCGACGAATTGCGCAAGCAGGTCACGGCACTGACCCAGGAAAAGGAAACCCTCGCGCTGGCGGGCGAAGAAATCACCGCCCAACGCGATCAGCTTTCTCGCGATCTCGCCGCCGCCAAGCAATCGCTGACCTCCGCTGCAAGCGCCGCCGATGACCTGGCGAAGGCCAAGGAGCAGATCAAGACGCTCACCGGCGAAGTCGAGACTCTCAAGGCCAACGCGAAGACCGCCGAGCGGATTGCAGCCGAGCATTACGGCGCCGCCAGCACGCAGCCGGTGCCGGTCACGCCCCGCGGCGATGTCGAGGCCGAGACGCTCATCACGCGCTTCAAGGCCATCAGCGACCCCAAGGAACAAACCATCTTCTGGCGCTCCCTTACCGCCGCCCAGCGCTCCCTCATCCTCAACGCCCAGTAACCGCCCACTGCCATGCCCAACACGATCACTGACGTCAAAGACATCAAAGTCGCGCAGAATGCGCTCCAGCCGTTCATGGCGGGGCTCATGCCGCTGCAGGCTTTCTCCACCAACTTCTCGCCGGAGCCGGCCGACAAGCTCGATACCGTGCGTGTGCCGGTGGTGGGTGCACCGTCGCAATCCAGCGACTTCGCCGGCAATTATACGCAGAATGCGGACTCGACCGTCTCCGTCATCCCGGTGCAGCTCAACAAGCACAAGTTCAAGACGGTCCACGTCACCGCGCGCGAAGCTTCGGAAACCGCGCTCAACGTCCTCGAAACGCTCGTCGCCAGTGCGGTGAAGCAACTCGCCCAGGATGTGTTGCAGGACATCTTCTCGGCCATCACTGCCGATCCTTATGGCGACCCGGCGATCAACCCTCTGGCTGCGGCCAGCTTCGACTACAAAAAGGTGCTC